TTAAGAATTAATTACTTTGCTTTCGATGGGTTGGGGCATATGTGGGGCATTTCTGTTCATAATTGCAATTTGGTCTTTGTCGTTTTCTTTCATCCAAGCTCCATAAACGTCATAGATCATCTTTGCTGATGAATGCCCCATTTGTGTAGCTATGAATGCAGGATTTGCTCCAGCAGACAACATCCAACATGCATATGTGTGCCGTGTCTGATAGGATTTTCTATGCCTGACTCCTGACCTTTTAATTAAAGCACCCCATATTCCGTTAAATCCACCGGGGGAGTAGTGCTTCGTTTCAAGACCGTTTCTGGCGACAACACTAGGCTGAAAAACGAATGTGCATGAGTCTTCTCTATATTTACCATACTCGCGCATCTCTACGTTTACTATTTCTGGTGAGGTCATACGTGTTAATGACATCTGCTCTCTTAGGCTCTCATATACTGGATCCAGCATATGAATTATTCTATCTGTGCTTGAAGGGGTTTTTGGCAATGAAAAGTCACCTATATTAGAAATATTTCTTTTTACTGTAATAGTTCGCTCTATAAAGTCTATGTCCTCATATGCTAGAGCGCAGAGTTCCCCCGGTCTTAATCCTGTGTAAACAGATACAATTAACATATTTTTTGCTTGAATGTTTCTTGTAGCGTTAAGCAACCTAGGGAACTCTTCTTTTGTAATTGGGTCTGGTACAGCTCTTGATTTTTTAAGGTTTTTTATTGATGATAGAACATTGGTTTCAATATATTTATTCTCAGTAGCGAAACAAAAAATACAATTAAGTATCTTCATATAGTTATTAACTGTAGATACGCTTCTGCCAATTTTACTCACTCTATTGACTGGTTCTATGGTTGGCGAGGTAAGCATTTTATTTCTTACTGATAATATATCCTCCAAATTAAATAGATTTATCATTTTATTTTTATCAATAAAGAAAAACAAAACATTCACTATTGATTTGTAAGCTTCAAACGTACTGACTGCAACCTCTATTCTTTTAAGCTCGACCCACTTATTAGCAACATATCCAAATGTCACATTTTTATTGCTAATTGATTTTTCATTGCAATTTTTTGATTCAGGGAATTCAACCGAGTAATCAAAAGCGCCAGTTTTTATTTTGTAGCAGATGGCTGTCCTTAGCTCGCCTGCTAACTTTCTGTTTTTGGGTGTATCAGGTATCCCAAGAGTTTCCCTCACTCTCTTTCCTTTGTATGTAAATGATATACGAAGGCTTTTACCATGCACTTCAACACCCGTTGGGTATTTTATTTTCATAATGCACCTATTGAGGTTGTGAATTTCTTTGCTTCTCGATCCAGTTTATGATCGCCTCATGATTGTACATGCATTCTGAATTTTCTTTAGGGCTTCCGTCCGGTGAAATGTGAAGATATTCCCTGCCAGCAGCCCAAGACTTTTTCCGTGCTGATTTGATTGTCCCTGAGCGCATACCTGTAATCATCATAAGCACATCTTCAGTAACCCACTTGCTTGGGGTTAGAAGAACAACATTATCCATTATTAATCTCCTTATCTATGCTATTGACGTACCAAGTTAGCCACATGATTGGTGGAAACTTTTTATGTTCTTTTGTGAGTGTTAATTGAAACTTCGGAAGGTAATCTTTAAGTATTGCGGTGCTTTGTTTATCGCTGAGCTTTTTGAGTTGCTTTAGTTTGTCGCGGCATTCACGGGCTATCTTTCTTCGTCCGTTCTCTAATATCTGCTCATTTATATCCTCTGCCTTTTATTTCTCATTGTTACCATATAAGACTTTTGACAGTTTTGAATTTCGACAGGGTAGATATTCTTTCCTATCTTTATTTTGTGATTAACGATTATTCCCGCTCGGTTGTGATTCTTTTTGTGGAACTCTAGCGCGGTATTAATTGCGATTCTTTCTATATCAGATACGTCACCTTTTATTATTAATTTCATTCTCTGCACCCTTCATTAATAAATACGTTTCCATGGCAGCGCGTAGTGGATTTTTGTTATTCGCTTCCATTCCCCATATAATCTCTTTTTCTCCGATATCTTCAAAATCAGATGCAGCGCACCAATATTCAACTCCTAAAGTTCCCATTGGGAATATGGCAATTCTATTCTCAATAATAATCGGCATGGCATCGACTGGGTTGTTGCATGGGTTAAATTCAGTGAATACCCGCGAGCCAATATTTTGGATATTCTTTTTTACTACCCCATTGCGGTCATCAAAAACCATTAGAGATAGTGCGAATCCACCGACATTAATAGCAACCTTTTTATTAATCTCGAAGTCAGATAGATTGGTGTATTTATTCATTTTTTATTTTAACTCCGTTGCTGATTAATATATCTTTGCATTCGTTAATGGTTTTATTTCTAGTGTATTCACCTAGGTATTTTTTAGGTAATTCAACCACCAAACTCTCGCGTGATGCTTAATTGCTCGTGCTATACAGGCTTATGGCGCTGTTCCTGAGTGGCTATTTAAAGCATTAAAAAAGCCAACATATGGGCGCAGTGTTTTATCAACTTCAATGATGGTGATGCAAGCTTGCTGTAATGATGATTGCGATGAACTGATAGGTGAGTGGAAGCCTAGTAAAAATGGCGTTATCTATAAGCTGGGAAAGATGCCAATAACAGATATCATCGTGTTAGCTCGTGAGTTAATGACCCACGGCATTATCGGTAAGGCTAAAGTTAGGAAACTTCAGCGTAACGAAGGTAAAAACGAATTTACTGATAGCTTTAATGCTATCGAATATATTACCGCTGCTCGTGCTCATTTTGGTGTGAATCGCGAGGAAGCCGAACAATTAACAATGACCGAGTTCGTCATGATGTTAAAAGCCAAGTATCCAGACGAGAAAGGATTCACTCGTGAAGAATACGACGAGATCATGAAAGCCGATGACCAGCGCAATGAAGAGCTGGCGACAGGTAAGCGTAGGTTGGTGAGTCGGAAGTAGCTTTGTTGCTACTTCTTAATCCCTAATTTTTCCTTAACGACTTCCATCTCTCGTTCAAGCTGGAATATACGCTCAGCCGCATCAGAAATCGTTAAAACTTCAACATGAGAATTACGTAGTATCCAATATTCGATAGCTGCGACCATTTCCTGATTGGCTGACCGATTATTAAATTCAGCTAATTCTTGAATTCTATCTTTTAAATCAGTCGGTAATCTGAGGTTAACCTGCGGATGCTTATATTTTCTTTCCATGCCACCTATCCTCAAAAACTCTCATTCTAGATAGGTGTTTTTTAGGTATCAATGCGTACCAAGTAGGTATCATTGTATATGTATACAGTAGTTTTATATCTTCTAGTGGTATTTATGTGTAGCTTTGTATATACGGAGTGCTGTGCTTGCTGACAAATAATGGCATTACAGAGGCCTATCTATGTGTGCATTGGTGTTTCTAGTTGAGTCATTCTGAGTTTTTTTGATTCACATTTGGTTGTTTATCTACTTTTAGTGGTGTATTCTGTATATACAGATTAACCCTGTAGGTTAAGAATCACATATGAAGCTCTTAATTTCATCAAAGATTAGACAGAAGTTGGCTGGCAAGATCCCGCCAGTTAATGAAGATGACATATTGCAATGTTTCTCTAATCGCTCTGGTCATTTCCTTGAGGATACAAGGGAAGATAATAAGACAGACCCAGCAACTAAGTGGTTTATATCCGAAACTGATTATGGCGTAGTGTTAAAGATAGTATGTATCTTTTACCCTGATAAAGGGGTTGCTATAAGAACGGCATATAAACCAAACGATGAAGAATTGAGAATCTACCAAAAATACGCGCAGGAAAAATAAAATGAGCAAGCAAACTGATAAGCAAGCAAAAAATCTGATCGCATCAACTGATGAAGCGTGGGATAGCCGTGAGCTTGGTTGCAGCGAGGCTCACGTTAAAGTATCTGATGATATTACTGAGGAGCTAATCAATGAAGCTCTTGAGTTGCAGCCAATATCTATAAGATTAAATAGGTCTCTGATTGAAGATCTTAAAATGATAGCTGAGCTAAATGGACTGGGCTACCAACCATTAATTAGGCAGGTTTTAAATAGGTTTGCAGACTGTGAGAAGAAAAGAATTCTTGCAGAGTTTCACTCAAGGGAGATGAAAAAAGCAAAGACCAGCCAAAGGAAGAAGGTTGCATAACTCAACCAGAAAATTCAACCAACCCACTCCGGTGGGTTTTTTATTGCCCGTCCTTGGGCTGGGTGGTTATTACCAAGGCATATCAGGAATACGAATGCGGTGTAATATATTCCAAGCACTCATTTCATTGCGCTTTATTTGAATGTGCTGAGTGGCTCTTTCAATTGTTCGGCGTAATGCATTTGTTTTTCTCATTGCATCGCGTGGTTTTTCATAAAATGACCCAGCTAATTTGTGCTCTGCAACTTGCAATAGTGGCTCAATATCTAGCATATTGCGGATCATTGTTGTTGAATCATTCCACACATAGCAAAGATTAAGTAATTCTTCATCAGTTAGGAATGCACCACTAGTAACAGGTTTATTTTCTTTAGGTAAATATTCACCTTCAAGCGCATCAAGAAATGAAATGGCTTGCGGTATCTGCTCAGGTAGTAGCTCGTTGATGTGGTCAACGCCGAACTCTTTGTGAACATGCTTCCAGATATCAGGGTAAATATTACCTACACCAGTAGCAATTAAACGCTCGGCTGTTTGACGTAGCGGGGTGAGTTCTTTTGCTGTTGATTGGCGGAGGTTAATTTTTTGTTGAGCATCTTCTTTCTTAGCAAAATAGAAATCTTCTAGCGCTTCGAAAACATCCCATGCGTTATCGGTGTCTAGCATCTTTGCATGGCGTGCGGCTCCGCGTTCAGTCCAGAGGATAAGACTTCTAACCTTGGCTGATATTTGTAACTGACTCACTGTCAGTCGCAAATTATTGAGTGCGTCACCTACAACCTTGAAGTAATGTTTACCTTCGATAAAGCGTTTTTTATTACGTTTAAAATTTTGCTGAATATTATTAATTTCAGTTTCATAAACGTTAGCTAAGAGTTCGGTAGTAATTACGCGAAACCCGTTATGTTGAACAGGCGGTAAATTTTGAACGGTTAATGTGCTCATGCCATTACCTCCATGCTTAACAGTTTTGCTAATTTAGATAAACCTTTTGCGGTGACACGAACTTGCGATACTTGCTTATCTTCACCTGTTGAACTTTTTACCACAGTAACTTTATGTTCAAGTAATCCTTGCTGGATCTTATCTTGGTAAGCAATCCAAGCAGTACCAAGACGACGATAAATCCATTTACTATGGCTCATTAAATCGAATAGTGACTTAGGCTTAACTTGTAATTGTTTAGCGGCATCAGTAACACACAGAGAGCCTTCTGCTTTGGAAATACGGGTTAGCGCATCAACATCAGGTTTCATTTCTTCCACTTGGTGCTCAAGGTGCATAACCTTTTCAGTGTAAGAAATTAAAGCGTCACGTAAGAAAGCAGGGTCATTGAGTGCGACCATTGGATCAACGGATGGTTTAGCTTTTCCAGTTTCAAGGTCGTACCAACGTTTAATTACTGCGGCACGGCGTTTTAAGTCGTAACCAGTAACAAGAACTTCGGTGTGATAACGATCAAGGTTGAATTCTGAAACGTAACCGCGAACATCAAATAAAACAATAATGCCATCAGTTAAGTTAACTTGCTGATTTTTAACATGATGGATTTTTCCATCATCTTTATTAATAGAGTAAAGCTGAGAAAGCATGTTCCAAACATCTACATGTACATCGGCTTTGTTTTTACCTGTTAGCTCAGCAATCTCACGACTAGACATGGTGACAACTTGATTAGTAGTTGTTAAAGTATTCATGACGTTATTTCCTAAGAGTGGTTTTACGTTAATAGAAGCCCCGATGGTTGCAGCCGTTGGGGTTTCGTCCTTATACTGCTGCGTTACTATCATTTTTTTCATCTCCTTGTAGTGATTGTACTAGTCGCTGAATAATCGCGGCATTTATTGATAATCCTTCCTTATCTGCTTTTGACTTGATCGCCAATTTAATGTTTTCAGGCATTCTTAAAGGGAATACGTTTGGCTTTGCTTCTTTCATTTTATCTCTCCGTTAGCATCAAAATGATGTTATGACATCAATATAACATCATTGAGCGTGCTGTCAATATGATGTTATTCTCTTTTTCAAATTAATTTTGAGAATGAGTTTATGAGCGAGCAAGACGGAAAGGAATTTATTGAGAGATTCACCGTTCGAATGCCAATGGGTATGCGAGAGCGTATAGCCGATAGGGCTGAGCGAAATGGCAGATCAATGAACTCTGAAATTGTTCAGATACTTCAAGATATTCTTGATGGTAGAGTTCAATATGACCTACCTGATGGTGTAAGAGATTTAGGTATAAGCGGGACGGTTGATATTCTTAGCGCAAACAAAGAGCTTTTGCATGAACAGGCAAGTAACTATCAAAAGCAAATTGCTGAGCAAAGATTAATGCTAGAGCAGCTAGAGCAAATGAAGAAAATTGCACTAGAGCAGAAGCAGCTACAAGAAGAAATAAATAAATACAAAGACACTTTTGATTTGCAAAAAGAATTGATAGAGCAAAATAAAAAACTTATTGAAGAAATCACTAAGAATAAATAACGATTTACTCCCAATTGCGGCACTAAGAAACTAGACTGATAAAAAACTGAGGATGAGATGACTGATGATGCGAATGATGATCTTGACCCATTATTAAATGAAGCAATTGATTTTGTCATTGCCAAGCAGAGGGTTTCTATTTCAGGCGTGCAGCGACAATTCAGAATTGGATACAACCGCGCTGCTCAAATAGTTGAACAAATGGAAGAGTTTTGCATTGTTTCTGAGCCGCTCAAAGATGGGAATAGAGAGGTTTTAGTCAGCGATATTGGCGAAGTAAAGTTTGAGAGACAAAGCCAAAGGAAAGAGCAGGAAGTTAATACGGGCTACAAAAATTTAGTTAAGCAAGTTGGCGGTAAAGTAATTGTCTATCAAGATGCTTATAATTATGGGTTTACGGGCAAGCCGAAGTTAATAATTGATACTCATCATGATATATCCAAATATTCTGGACTTAAGTTAGGTGAGCCGCTGGCAGAGAGCTTGGCTAGAGTATACTTGTCATTGGAATGGCGCAGGGAAACAGTGATTGAATTCTACTTGGATGAAGAAAATACTGCTTTACACCTACAGATTGATTTTCCTGAAATTCAAGACACGCCAGTGTCAGATGGCGATGGCATCAAATCAGCGAATAAGTACTATTATGATTATTGTCGCCATGTTCACTCAATTGTTGTAAGAGTTATGTCAGTGTCTTTTTTAAGTTGCCCTAAAATAAGCAAAGTGATCATTGCTGGATATTCTCAGCTGTTCAATCACGATACAGGCGATGACGAAAGTAATTATCTGATAAATATTAATGTAACCCGCGATGAGTTCGAAAAGCTAAACCATGAGGCAATAGCCCATGCAGACCCGATATTGTACTTGTCAGGTTTACACGCGATCACAAATATAGATAAGAACCATAAAATGAATGTCATTGATTTGAGATGGTGATTTTGCAAGTTAGCTAAATTGAAATAAAAAATAAGGTCTGATAATGAAAAGAATATTAGCAGTGGCTGCGGTGGTTGTTTTGCTGGCTGGGTGTGGTGAACAGTCTGCTTCAGAAAAGGTTATGGAGTTTATAAAGACTGAAAATTTAGATTTACTATCTAAATCGTCTATAGCCAAATGTACTACAACAGGTATAAAAAATATTCATTTTGTAGATAAGAATGAGTTACCAACAACTAACGATTACTATAAGTTAAGCAAATTTTTATACGACAAATCAAAATATAGCGTCGTTTCTGAGGAGTCGATAGGTGATGCAACAAAAGTAAAAGTTAAATGGACTTATCCAAAAGCTATTGATGACGCAGATTTTTTTCTTGAGGCAGAAAATCCAGCAATTAGCGAAAGAACCAAGAAAGATTTAGATAATTTAAATGAGCTATATTTAAGTGGCGATTTGGATAATTTAGAATATGAAGAGTTTATCAAAGAGTGGGTAGTCCTACCTGATGGAATAGATCCTCAGTTATCAAAAGGGCAACTGGAAATTTGCTCCAGCTAATTGAATATTTAAATATAAACCCTGCTAACTAGCGGGGTTTTTTATTTTAGCTAAAGGCTCATACATTTGTATGGGCTTTCTTTTTTTTAAGAGGTTACCTGCCTCCCTCGCTTCGGTGTCGAGTTCGAACGACTCATTACCGCAATCAGGGCAGGAGAGTTTAACGGAAACATTAATACTACTCATTAATTATCCTCATTTTGGTTAAGGGATAATCAGCATAGCGTATGACTGAGTATTATCTATCCTGATATAAGATCAGTTATGAGGAAACATGGAAATAATCGACTACCCTGAATGGTTCCCGTTACCACAAAAAGCGGATAAGAACATGACGTTTGATACTGGGTTTCGAACGGATCAGCCTCAAGTTGGAGCGCCGATATTCCAGAAGCTAACGGATGACATTAAAACGGTTTGGAATGTTAAGTGGATATTCCAGCTAGGTGAAGAAAGGGCTTTTCAGCAATGGTTGAGAAGTCCTAATTATCTGGATAACTGTACTAAGTGGTTCAGGATGCCGATTAATCTTGGTGGTTCTGGGCTGCAACCGCAGGAGCTTCACTTTGTTAGTTATCCAGTGCAAACGTCGATTAATGGCAGCGTAGTCACTTGGACTGGCTCGGTTATCTGCCGCAAGCTATTTAATGAAGATGACGAGTTTGGCGATTTAATCGTTGAGATACCGCCGAGAGATTGGGGCCTACTCGATATCGTTGTCACCGAGCGCTTACCACGATGTAAGGGGGGAGAATGAAGTTAAGAGAGTACCGAGCGCAACGACCGATGCGCACATTCTACGAGACCATTCAATTCTCCCACGAATCATTCGGAAACATTCATTTAGTCAGCTTGCAGATAGAGCCTAAAGTCTTGGGCGGTGTTGAGTATCAGCCGTGCAACTTTGAGCTAGCGGAGAGCCAGCAAAGCAAAACGCCGATTATCGATGCTTCTGTTAAATTTAGCCGAGTAGCGCAGGACTTTAAGCAGCAACTCAAGCTATGGCGGTCAAATACTCGAATGAAGCCGATTATCGCAACATTCAGGCTATTTGATTCAGCTGACAAAGATAATCCGATAAGTGAATGGTCGCTGTACGTAAAAGACTGCTCACTCGATGCTGAGTCGGTAACTGTCACGCTGTCGATGAATAACCCGCTGAATAAGAACGTTGGGCGCATTTACACGATGGAAGAATTCACAGGCTTGGAGACGGTTTAATGACGAAATTAGAGTTTATTAATCGGATGATTGGCAAGCCATGGAAAAATCGTGCATGTACGTTTGATGCGTGTGATTGCTGGGGATTAGTGGTCTTATATTTTAGGCACGTACTAGGTACGGAAATTCATCATGATGCTGGCTACGAATCGGACCATGATTTTGTAACCTGCTATGAGAATGAGGTTGAATTCTGGCAACGCACCGAGCATCCAGTTAATGACGGGATATTCATTGGCTATCGCGGCTCTCAGCCAGCTCACATTGGTTTAATTATCGATGGTAATGCATTTCATAGCCGCGGAGAAAATGGTGCTGTAAGAATGGATAGGCTCATTGTGCTTGAGAAGAAATTCACGAAATTGGAGTTTATGAAATATGCCGATAGTTGAAATTCAACGAATAGCGGGAACACCTAAAGAAAGAGTCGATTTAACAGTCGGCTCTTTTTTTTATAGCGATTTTCTAGTGCATCAGCAGTTGCATAGTGACGTTGTCATTCTCGTTAACGGTCGTGTGCTGCGAGAAGATGATGAGTTAGATTTCGAAATTACACCGACTCATTCTATTCAAGTGTTCGACCAACCAAAGGGCGTTATCGGCGATATTCTGAATCCAGTGTTTAACCTTGTAACAAAGGTATTCTCGTTTCTTGCACCGAAAACACCGTCATTTTCTGCGGCTGAGTCGAATGTTAAAGACAGCCCAAATAACAGGCTAGCAGGGCAAACAAACGTTGCCCGAGCATACCAAGCAAGGCCAGAAATACACGGGCAAGTAAGGGCGTTCCCTGACCTCATTCAGCAGTCTATGTTTGAGTACAATAACAACCTCAAGACAGTAACTGAATGGCTAAACATCGGTATTGGCGAGTATAAAACGGAAAGTATCCGATTTGCCGAATCTGATTTTACAGCGATGGCGGGGGCAAGTTACAAAATATACAAACCGAAAGAAACTATCCCGCTGATTAACGAGGGTTTCGAGTTTCCTGATATCGACGGTCAAGAATTGCCGGGTCCCAATGAAAGTAAAGATATCCCACAGCAAACAGCGACAGCAAATGAAGTGGTTTCTGGTGAGATAAAAGGCGGTGAAGCGGCGATAAAAATCGTTAAGCAAGATGAATTTGAGTATTTCTTTGAGCTCACAAAGCCACGCTCAATCTCAATGACAGTGAATGTGAGCTATGACACGCCGCAGGGCTCTGTAACTAAAGATGTAAAAATCGACGCTCAATTAGTTGATGCAAAAGAGAGTGACGATGGTTCGTTGATTAACCCTGTTGAGTATTACGAATTCTTCTTTACTAACCTAAGCGGTACTGACTTAGCGCAACTTCCACCGAATGCGGTCGTGAACACAACGAAATTCATTCTCTATGACAATCAGTTTTTAACAGTGGGTCCGTTCTTCTCTCCAGTAGATGGCGACCAGATGTGGATTCATTTACAGGCGCAACTTGGTGGCGGTGATAATTGCAATGCAATCGTCGAAATTTGGAAGATAAACACTGATAACGAGGAAATAGTTGGTACTCGCCAAAGCTTCAATACTGCGCTAAGCGCTAACAACGGCGCGCGAGTTTATTACAAAACAGACAAAGTGACACTTAATGCAGGCCGTGGGCGCTACGCAGTGCAACTCACTCGACGCAATAACAGTAGCGATCAAAGCATCATGAAAATCGAAAACGCTCACATTGTCCGAGTTCGTGAGAATGTCGTTTTTGAGAATGACACGATAGTTAATGTGTCAGTGAGAGCTACTGAAGCACCAACGGGAGCGAGGGAGAGGAAATATAATTTGTTGGCCACACGCATGGTTATTTCGTATGACCGAGTATCAAAGCAAGTTGACTATTCACAACTAGCGAGAAAATCAAATTTGATACAGAGATGTGGGTGTATCTCACAGATAGCATGGGCTACACAACGCAGAAGTTTAAAGCAGAGAAACGGCTCGATACTGAGTTCGGATTTATCGCAAGTGTACCAGAAGATATCGAACTCAATCTATACGATGGATATCAGAAACAATCCCCTTCTAGATATGTGATAGCAGCATCAGTTGAACTCGAAAACATCAAATGGGTGATAACCGATAAGCGCCCACTTGGTGGCGAACGCTACACAATAACAGCAACCGAATATTTCGACGCAAAACCAGACTATAACGCATAACAGTAATCATTAACCAACAAGCCAGCCATAGAGCTGGCTTTTTTATTGGAAAAAATAAGCATGAGAGAAGTTAAACCAACACAAAAGCCAGTTCCAAGTAGTGACGCAAAGGATTTATTATTCAATGCAACTAAAATAGATGAGGTGGTTAATTCGAGTGAGTTGACCTATGTTGATAGGTTTGGTAACAAAAGAATGACCGTGGCGGGTCTTGAGTCAGCATCTGGTGACGCTTCACTCGCAATCGAGGCAGCAAACTCAGCGCTAGATAGCGCCAATAAAGCAAATGCATCACTCAATGAGGTAAAAGAAGAGGCTGCAAATATAGAAAACAATGCTGCGCAAATTGCCAGTTCGGCCGCTCAGCAAGTTATTGATGGGGTTGATGCCGCAGTTTCTGAGGCTAGCATGTATGCAAAGCAAGCAGAGAATGCACGTGATTCAGTCGCTCAACTGGGGTTAATTTTCTCAACGGCAACAGAGGGACAGAACTCGCCGTTGGTTTCGGTGGGGGCCTATTATTGGGTTATCAGTCCTTTAGACAGCGAATCGCTGGAGTTGTGGAGAAAGGGAAGTAGCAGCCCATCAAAAACAGGAAAGTCTACAGCGTCAGCAAATATCACGCATGGATTAAATCAAGCGCAATCCGCATTCTTTTATTTAGACTCAAGCAATAGCCTGCTACCGCTTCCCGTTGTTGAGCAAGCTGGATCTGGTGCTGCGTTTAATTTGTATATCCGATTTAATAGAGACATTCGGATTAGAGCGCTAAATGGGGTGCTTGCTGAGAACTGGTCGAAAATTAAATTAGATATTAATGACTCATCTCTATTTGTTAAAAGCCCGCAAGGGGTTGATGACTGTTTAAAACTCAATGACCAAGCGCTCGTTTACAATAAAACATTAGCTAAATTTCAGGTTGTGTCATTTCTCGATTTAGATTCAACAAAACAATATATTATTGCCATTACTGCCTACGGTCAGTTAGTCGGTGGGTTATTTTTTGATTGGTGGCTAAATCGGTGTAATTTATCTATTGATAATGCAGTGTCGACAAAATTCTATATGTCAAATGGAAACAAGGCCTCCTCCATCCCCATAGTTGAGCAAGCAAGAGAAAGTGACCCTTACGATTTATACATCAAACTAAGAGAAGATATTCGCATTCAAACAAACGAGCGCCTCATTCTCGCCTCATGGGATAAAATAAAAGGGGATATCAATGATTACTCTTTATTTGTTAAGAGCCCATCAGGGATTGATGATTGTTTAAAATTGAGGGACAAGTCGCTTGTTTATGATAATGCATCGCAAAAATTTCAGGTTATCGACAGAACGAAAGTTAACACCCTGAATCACATTTTACTTGCTTACGCTGTTTACGGACAATTAACCGCAGGTTTAATTTTTGATTGGTGGCTAACGAAGTCAAAATCAGCATCATCGGTTAGTACTGCTACGTCAGGAGTCTCAGGCACACCCAAGGTGAATTTAATTGCGCATGGTGGGATGTGTGGGTTAAGTGTTTTTGCGCCATTTGACACGCTCCCAGCTTATCGTTTAGCGGGCGAATATGGTTATTTTGGTGCAGAAACGGATTTAGTTGAAACTAAAGATGGTTACTGGGTGCTTTGTCATGACGAAATACTCGACAATTATACAAACGGTACAGGGAATATCTCTGACTATACCCTAGCTGAGCTAAAGCAGTTGGATGCGAGCAAAATGAGCTGGAACTACGGATGGAAAGATGTCCCACTCCCCGCCCTTGATGAGTTTTTAGAGGTTTGCGTTCAGTATGGAATGCGACCATTCCTAGAGATAAAGCCCACTATAGTTTCTGATGATGGCTTAAAATCAATCATTGGCGCAATTCAAAGGCATATGTCTATTTTTGATGTCACTGTAATGTCGTTCAATGTTTCAATTCTTAGGCGGCTAAGAGTAATTAATGAGCAAGTAAGTATGGCGCTATTAACTTTTGCCGTTAACGAGGGGCATATCGTTGAAGCTCAGGCGCTTGGCCGGTGCATGTTAAATGTCAGGAGTGATAGTAATCCTGAGCTTGTCAGAAATGCAGTTATTGCCGGCCTTGATGTTGGTGTGTGGTCAGTTTCACAAACAGAAGTGAATGCAGTGAAATTCAAAGGTGTTAAGTACCTCACCGTCGATGCTGCTATTGACGCTAATTTCAACAGTGGCCGTATAGTCGATATCGTTAAAAACAAGGATGACTACAGCAACTTAGAAATGACAGGGACAACAAACGTGACAGATGGCGCTCTGACGGTTACTTCTGGTTCGGTTTGGGTTGATTTGCAAGCGGAGAAAGGCACGGCAATCACTGTGTCGTTAGAAGCTAAAAGCTCAGGCAGTGTTACACTGGACATTATTGAATTAGGGGAATTAGATAGTACTGTTTCTGTTTCGTCATCTGTGGATATTGTCAGTCAGACTTATATCCCTGTGTTTTCATCCGCTGTCGCGATACATCGAGAAGTAAAAAAGCTGCGCATTAAAATTAACGCAGATGCAGGAGAGGTGACCCTAAGGGGGTTAAAAGTTAAAGTTTATGAGATTTGATTAGTCTTTATTGTGCTCATACCCCTGCGGAAACCGCTTGCTCAATTCTCTGTAATAAACTAAACGCTCACGAAAATACTCGCGCAAGTGTTCGGGTTGTTGTTGCTCGACTTCGATATCAATAACTGGCTTGCCGAGTCTTTCGCGATAAGCAACACCGGAAGCGGCTAAATCGACATTCACTTTGTCTTTATCTTCTTTCGGTAGTTCTGCGATATTATGCATGATGGTTTTCTGCATGGGGATGAATGATCGGAGTATAGCATGGAGGGGTAATTACAGTGACGAGCTGTGCCGAAATTGTGACACAAAAATGAGAGGATTTGTGCATGGGGCATATTTGGGGCAAAAAATTACCGCAAATGAACTCGAACTATCCAGCAGTTCTAAATCAGCTTGCGGTAATTGTCTGTATTTCCACGTTATAGCACGAATATGCTAGCTTATTAATCTGTATGCCACCATTTGTACGGATTGTCCATAGGTACTACCCGCCCCAGTCACAAAAATACCCGCTTGTCCTTTTAATAAATCAAGGGCAGATGACGCAGTTTGTTGTTCAGGTGCAGTTGCGTCAATCACTTCAAATTGTTCTGCAACAGCAAATTTTTCGCTATTTAGTGGAGGGGTTGTGACGTAGATTACATCCTTGGTTGCTAGGCTTGTTGTACTAAAACCGGTCATTGCAAGAGCAACTGTTAATGTTGATAAAGAAAATATCTTGGTGCGAGGAGCATCTTGTCTTGATGCGCATGTCATGATAAACGCCAT